TTACATTATCGCGTCGAGGTTTCTGCCCGGCGAAGCCAAACGCGTCGATTTCGGGGCGGGATAGCGCTTCTGCTTCTTCGTCTTTTTCGTGCCGGAGCTCGTGCTGCCGCTGCGGTAGGTATACGAATTCGACGTGCCGATCTTGTTCCGGCGGCGGTACTCCGCAAGCAGCGCCGACGCCTGCTCGCCCGTCATGCCGCTGTCCGACAGCTCCGTCTCGTTCGGGTTATAGCCGCTGTTGTAGATGAGCTTATAGAGCCGGTCATAATTCTCGCGGCGCGCGGTCTCGGCGCTCTTCTGCGCGGCGGCTTCGCGCTCCGCGGTCTCACGCTCGCTCTCGCGCTTGACCTCCGAGCGCTCCGACGCCAGCTCCCACGCCGTTTTCAGCGCGTCGCCCTCCGCGTTGTAGCGCTGCCACGCCATGCCGTACAGCTCCGGCAGCGCCTCGCCGAGGCTCTGGAGGTAGCTGTCGTACTGCTGCTGGCCGACGCTCTGCGCGTAGCTGCTGCCGTAGCCGCCGGTCAGGGCGGCGGCCTGACCCATCGTGCTGCGCATGGCGAGGCGGCCGCGGCGCTGGTAGCTCTGGGCGTAGGAATTGTAGACGGGGTCGGACGCGGGGTCGTAGCTGAATGCGGGGCGGCCGGTGATGGCGGCGTACAGGCGCTCAAGCTCTGCGTCCGGGTCGTATAGGTTGGTTGACATAATGTTTCTCCTTTCGTTTATGTGGGGATGTAAAGGGCAGCGCTTCGCGGCAAAGATTTTACATTTTCCTTTCCCCTGCTTCCCCCCTCCCCATTATTCATCCCGCTTCCATGCGGCGGGGAGGGCGGAATTCGCGCGGCTCCATGTGCCGAAGCCGAGGAGCGCGGCAGGGTTCACTCCATCCGGCGTCCAGAACACCGCGCCCACAGGCCACGCCTGCTCCGCCGCGCTCCGCCCGCCGATCAGCACCCGCCAGCCGTCCGGCAGCTCCAGCGCGCTCCCCTCCTGCGGCGACATGCCGAAGCCCACGCCGAGGCCGTCCGGCCGCAGCTTCATCGCCCAGCGCCGCCCCGCCAGAATCTCCGTGCGAAGCGCGCTCTGCCCCAAGCCGTCCGTCACCGTAAAGCGAAGCTCCAGCGTCTTGTCCGGGTCGAGCGCGCCGCCAAGCTGCTTCACCGCGACGGGCGTCAGCGCTGTCTCCGCACCGTAGCTGCCGCCGCGATAGCGCCACGCGACGCTCAGGCTCACCTTGTTCTCCCCGCCAAGCGAGGTATACACCACCGACGCGCTCACCTTCACGTACTGCCCGTTCTCGTCGGCAGTGCCCGCCGAATCACAGCGCTGCGCCGTGACCGAGGTGATGGACGGCGGCGCGTAGCTCTGCGCCGCGACGGTCCGGCTCAAAGTCGCGCGGCGGCCGCGGGTGTCGGTGAGCACAATGTCGAATTTTGTCGAGGTCGCGGTCAGAATCGGGCTCAGATACTCATACTCCGGGGCGGCGAGCGCCGTGCCGTTGACCGTGACCGAGGCGGCGGACGCGCCGGGCGCGGCGGAAAAGTCGAATTTTGTCGAATCCAGCTTGAAGCGGACGCGGCTCTGCCCCGTTGCGGCGGCGGTGACGGTGCCGGGGTTCACGATGCTGCTCGCAACGGCGGCGGCAGGCAGCTTCGGCACCATGCCCGCGTCGGCGGTGACGCTGACGGCGGACGCAGCGGGCGGGCCGTAGGGCGAGGTGCAGGCGGAGTCGGAATACGCCTGAAGCCGCGCGGTCAGAGCGAGGGCGGTCTTGGCCGGGTAGGCCGCGAAAATCGCGCGCGGGACGGTCATGCTCACGGAGCCGGTGAAGGGGTCTGACGTCAGGAGCACTGACGCGCCGTCGCAGAGCGTGAGGCGGTGGGTCATGGCGGCGGTGGCCGTGCCGACCGCGGCGCTGAGGGTGCCGAGCGTCTCGACCGCGGAGTCGACGCGCGCAAACGAGGCCGCGCCCGCCTCGCAGGTGATGCTCGCGCTGGGGACATTCAGGAAGTTCCACAGGCTGTAACGGGTGTGCGCCGGGTAGAACCAGAGGTAGAATTCCGCGCCGGGGGCGACGTTGATGTCGCAGGAGCCGGACACGACGTAGGTCGTGCCGTTGCCGTTGACGGGCGCGGCGGAGCCGACTGCGCCCTCGGCGGCGTTGGCGCTGCGGTGGGAGCTGTCAGAGGTGGTGACGGCGAAGCACAGGCCGCTGTAATCGGTGTTCTGGTCGGCGCGGACGAGGCCGGGGATGGCGAAGCTGACCGCCGACACGCCCTCGGTCGGGGCGGTGAAGGCGAAGCGGATGACGCGGTTGAGCTTGGTGGCGGTCTCGTAGCCGGCGTGCGGCGTCGCGCCGGAGACGCCGCCGCGGTAGGCCGCGCGCGAGGTTGAGGTCAGGGTGTATGACATGGGTGTCTCCTTTCGTGGTTGGGTCGGGGGTGAGGAGGAGGGGCGCCGCTCCGCAGCAAAGATTCGGGACTGGCGCGACGGGGCAGCAAGCAGCAAAGATTTAGCATTCCATTTATTTTTCCCCCCTACGCGTCGACCCGTATCCCGAACCCGCCGGAGGTGCTGACGACCCACGAGGCGCCGAGGCGGAGCGTCTGCTCCACCTGAAGCGCCGCGACGTGCAGCGTGCTGTCCACACTGTCAAACCACCCGCGCCGCGCCCCGTTTATCCAGAACTGCCAGCCCGTCGACGTGTACATGCCCAGCGTCTGCCCCGGCGACAGCTCGTAATACGTCTCGCCCTCGTGGCTGCTGCTCGCCCCCGTGAAGCTCAGCCGCTGCGAAATCGCTATGCCCAGCACCTGCTCCCCCGTCTCCGGGTCGGTGATGAGCCCGCGGCGTATCTGCCCCGACAGGCTCCGCAAATGCTCCTCGATGCGTCCCGCGCGCTCGTCCGACGCCGTCAGCCGCGCGTCATAATCGTAGTCCTCGACCACGCCGCGCGCCGTCGTCTCCATGCTCGCCGTCACGCGCTCCTCAAACTCCCCCAGCTCAGACCGCGCGACGTAGTCCGCGCGAAGCTGCCGGTTTATCTCGTCGACGTGCGAATAGATCTCGCCCGCGGTCTTCTCTATCAGGGCGCGCAGGCGCGGATAATTGCCCGGCGTGACCTGTCCGGGGGCGGCGTCCGTGCCCGATGCACTGCCGCGCGCGGCGGCGTTCTGCGGTTTTACCGCGCCGCTCTGCGCGACGGTGAGCTGTGTGGTCTCGGTCTGAAGTGTCTGCGAAAGGCGGACAAGATAATCGCGCATCGCGCGCAGCTGCGACTCCGCAGAGCCGCTCAGAATCGGCGGCAGCTCGTACATCACAGCTCACTCCCCGTCTCAAGATACCGGTGCAGCGCGTGGAGCTTCACGTCGCCGCTGCCGGAAATGCGCAGGCGCAGATGGTCACAGCGGCGCGGCAGGAGCGGCAGCTCCATCGCTGGCGGGCACTCCGCGCCGGTGTTTGCGAGCTGCCCCGCAGTCTCCCACTTGCCCGATGAATCGTACTCGATTTCCGCCTTGACGCTGCTCCCCACGCCCATCGTCAGGCGCAGGCTCAGGCGGTGCAGGTACTTATGCTCCGGCTGCAAAAAGTACATTATTCCGGTCTCTGCGCTCCAATTCACCCCTGTTTCCGGCGTTCCGGTGCTGCCGGTGAGGGCGATGAGACGGCCGTCGGAATCGAGGCAGAACAGCTCGCCGTCTACGGCGGCGAAGGCTGTCGCGTGCAGCGAGTCCTCGTGCAGCCAGATGCCGAGCAGGCTGTCGTACACGTACAGCCCCCACTCGCCCGCGGAATTTTTCATCGAAATATAATACTTTCCGCCCAGCGCGCCCGCGGCGGCGTCGGTGTATTGCTCCGCGCCGAGCGCCTCGCTGACCGATTCCGGGAAGCCGCCCTGCCACACGCAGACGTCCGCGCGGGACTTGTAAAACAGGCTGTCGCCGACGAGGACGACGCTCTCCGCGCTCCCCTTCTGGACGCCGCGGCAGGGCGTTTCGCCTATCGAGTGTGCGCCAGATGCAGACACCGTGACGCGGTGGATGCAGTTTTCCTTGAAGAAAACCGGCTGGCCGAGGTAGCCCGCCGCGCCGGTGAACGCACCGTCGGAGCCGACCGACGCGCGCCAGCTATCCGTGCTCAGGCCGAGGTACTGGCTCCAGTTTTTGAAGTCGCCAAGGGCACAGCAGTAGATTTCGTTGAGGTTCTGCGCGCCGTCGTTGCCGTAGCGGCAGCCCCAGAGGCGGTTGCGGCACTGGCAGACGTAGTCCATGTCAGGCACGCGGCGGGCGACGCTGAGGGTGACGCCCTCGTAGTCCGCGCTCGCGGGGCAGACGCCCGGCAGGACGAGGTAGTCGCTCTCCGGGGCGCTGCCGGACGCGCCGCCGAGGGCGTAGATGATTTTTTCGCCGTTCAGCTCGTCGAGCGGCAGTCCGGCGACGCTCACGCCGTCGTACTGCGCGAAGAGCGCCGGGACGCTGCCCTGACTCGTCAGAGTGACGCGGGTGCAGGGTGTGGCGACCTCGGCCCAAGTGTCGAGCGCGGCGCTGTACTGGCGCAGGACCGGGGCCGCGCCGCTGCCGGTGTCGAGCCAGAGGGCGTCGTTTTCGGGGTTTTCGGGGGCGGCGTCGGAGGAGGTCGGCTCGGTGGAATAGAGGCTGCCGTCGTAGCGGCAGGGCGCAAGGCTCACCGTGCCGGTCAGAACAAATTCGGCGTCCATGCTGCCGTAATCCGAGGAATCGGCGGTATTATAGTACTTTTTGTCCGGGAACACGCAGATGTATGCGCCCATGCCGACGAGCTGTTTTTTGCCGTGGCTGAGGCCGGTCAGGGGCGTGGGCGCGCCCGCGAAATAGAGCGTGCCGTTTGCGACGTATCCGAGGGCGTCCTTCTCGATAAGGCCGCCGGGGTCGGTGAGCTCGGCGGCGACTGCGCGCGGGCGGCGCGGGGCGAGGAGGGGGTAGCGGTCGGTGCTGAGGTTTTCGGTGCGGACGAATTCGCCGTCCGCGGGGCGGCCGGACAGGCGCAGTCCGGCGAAAACCGTGGTGCTGTCCCGCGTCACGGCGGGCGCGGGCAGGTCAGGGATGAGCATGTTGGGTCTCCTTTCGTGGTGGGGTTGTGGGAGGGGGGCGAGGGTTTGGGGCGGGTGCGTCGATTTTTACTGCGGTGTGGCTCCCCTGAAAGGGGAGCCACTGGTCACTGCTCCTTCAAAGCTTCAACATTCGCACGCCGAGTGGCGCGTGGCTGCGATTATACCAGTCCGCGTACTGCCGCCACGCCGCCGCAAGCTGCGTCGCCGCCTGCGTGTACCGCGTGATCTCCGCATTCAGCAGGTCAATCTGCGAAAATATGTACGCCGTGTACAACTCCTCCGCGTACGGGAACGGCACCAGCAGCTCCGTCGCCGCCGTGTAGGCCGTGCCGCTCGCCGCATCCGACGCGTCCGGCGCGATCTCCGCGTGAGTGCCGATCACCTCCGACAGCACCTGCCCGTCCAGCCGCTCCAGCCAGCGCAGTTTGTCCGCAGTCGTGTACTGATTCGGGCGCAGGCGGTCGGCCAGCGCGATCATCTCGCCCGCCGTCATGGGCGCTTCAGCAGCGCGTCCACGGTCTCGTACAGACTCTCGCGGGCACGTTCGGCGCGGGCGATCTCGTCCGCCACGGCCTTAGGCACGCGGCTCTTCTTGCCGCGCGGCAGCAGGTAGTTCACGCCGTTGACGGCGACGAACAGGTTCGGATCCTCGCGGTCTCCGCCGCGCGGGATGCTGACCTCGACGCGGTCATCGGTGGTCTTGGTGGGTTTCGTGGTTGACATAATGTTTCTCCTTTCGGGTTGGTTGGGTTACGTAATATGGTTTACATATGTGCGGAATTGTGGCATTGCACCATCTTGGCGCCCCTCTTAGGTAGCGAAGCGGCGGCGCGGTAGTGAATGACATGCCGGGGGCATGTCAGAGCCGCGCCGTGACCGAGCCGCAGCGAGACGCTGTCGGCCTGCGGCCGACTGAGGGGTCGCCAGGGTGGAGGAAGTGCCATTAGGGAAAAGACACGGCAGGGGCGCCGCCCGTCAATTCACCTCATCGGTGGCGGAGAAGCTGGACACGCTCATCACGCGCAGCATGCGCTCAGGGTACAGGATCGTCGCGCCGTTCGTCTCAAACTTATATCCAATAGTAGAGAACTGGTTCAGCGGGCCGCCGATCTCACCCTTGTCATGGATGATCATCTCCAGCGCGCCGCCCTCCGGGTCGATGATGCCGAAGGCGTCCTTGCCGAAGAAATAGGTCGCGTAGGTGCGGCCGCGCTCCTGATTCACGTAGCTGTCGTCATTGTCCGCGGTCGCGCCCTGCACGCCCAGAACCGGCGCGAAGCTGTTCTCGATGAAGCGCACGCCGTGCAGCTCGCCGATCTCGCCGTTGAACAGCTCCTCAGGCGCGGCGTACTTATGCGCCTCGATCCAGCCCTCCCACTGGCGCAGGTCGTGCGCGACGGACGGGTGCACAACTGCGTAATAACGCCCGTTTATGCGCGGAACCCGGTTCTTTTTCATAACAGTTACGGCCTTATTGACCATGGACGGAGTCAGCAGGCTCCAGCCGAGGGTGTAGTCCTCGTCGTACTTATTCTTGGCAGTGCCGCCCGCCGCCATCTCCGCGCAGCTTGTCGGGGTGCCCAGCACCTGGCCGGTGCCGGCGTTGATGTTGTCGCAGTAGAGGACGTTGGTGCCGAGCAGGAGCGCGTCGCGGATCAGCTTCTCCTGAGTCTCCGCCGCCGACGCGCCCATCTCCTCGGTCGCGCCGAGGATGACGTCGTCGTAGGCGCGCAGCTCCAGCTTGTCGGTGATGGCGGTGTAGGTGCCGTACTGGTCTATGGTGCCGGTGACGGTCGTGACGCCGAACTTCTGGCCGGTGGGGATGACGCCCTCGGTCAGCTTCGAGGCGCGGTCGAAGCTGTTCCACTTGCGCCACTCGACCGCGCCGTGGTGGTTGGCGGGGAGGGGCTGGCGCTTGGCGAACTGGGCGTAGACCATCTCGGCGCGCGCGTTTTCGAGCAGCTCCGTGTCGTAGAAGCTCTTGAGCTCGGGCGCGAGAGTGTTGGTGGTGTCGAAGGCGCCGGTCACGCCGGTGGAGGCGTTGACGAAGCCCGCGGTGCCGTTGACGAGGCTGCCCGCGTCGGCGAAAAGCTGGAGGTCAATGCCGTGGGTGGTGTTGGTTTTGGTCATGTGGTTGTCTCCTTTCGTGGTTACATAATTTGGTTTACATAGTTTTGGGTAAAGTGGGGGGTGAATGTGCTCTTGGCGCCCCTTTTAGGGCAGCGAAGCGGCAAAAGTTTCACATCACCGCGGGTAGACACGCTCGCCGCGCTTGATGCGGTCACGCAGCTCCGCGCGCTGGGCGGCGGTCATGTGCCGCGGGTCGGTGCCAAGCAGCTCGCCGCCGCTGGTGCGTCCGCCCTCACGCGGCCGCAGGCTCCCCGACGCAACCGCCGCCGCGGCCTGCTCCAGACTCTCGCGGCGCAGGGTTTCGGCGTACTCGCGCCGGTGCAGCGCGTACCACGCGTCCGCAACCGGCACGCCCACGTCCGGCGCGGTCAGGCGCACGAAGGCCGGGTCGTGCAGGGCCGTGTCGAGGTCGAAGCCGGGGTCGGCGCGGTGCAGCGCGTCCGCCTCGGCGCAGAGCCGTGCGAAGTGTGCGCGCAGTGCGGGGGGTGCTTCGTACTTGGCTCCCCCTTCGGGGGAGCTGTCGAGCGCAAGCGAGACTGAGAGGGCGCCGGGGTCGGGCGAGTGCCGATGGGGAAAAGAATGGTCTGCACTGCATTCTGTCTTTTCCATACTGGCAATTTCTCCACTCTGGAGACCCCTTCGGCGCTCCGCGCCACTTCCCCTAAGATGGGCAGCGCCCTGCGGGGCGGGGGAGTTCTCGTCTACGCCCTTGGCGCCCCTTTTAGGGGAGCTGTCGAGCGATAGCGAGACTGAGGGGTCGCCATGATCGGGCGAGTGCCGAGAGGGAAAAGAATGGTCTGCACTGCATTCTGTCTTTTCCATACTGGCAGTTTCTCCACTCTGGAGACCCCTTCGGCGCTCCGCGCCACTTCCCCTAAGAGGGGCAGCGCTCTGCGGGGCTGGGGGAACGCGCTCACTAATCTCGGCAGCGAAGCGCGGGGCGGGGGTTTGCTTAGTCGGCGCGTCGTCTCTTACCCTCACCTGCACCTTTACGCCGGGGGATATTTCATTTTCCATAATCATTCATCTCCTTATAGCTCACGTACTCCGGGTAGCTCTCGGCGAGGAGGCGGAAGCCGCAGAGCGCCACGTCCACGTCCCTGTCGGGCAGCAGCAGCTCCGCCTCTCCCCTTTCGACCCGCCCCTCCGCACCCGCGTCCAAGAGCGCATACACCAGAATGCTCAGCGCCGCGCAGACTATATCGCGTCCCGGCTCCCCTGCCCCGGCGTGGCCGGTCAGCCGCAGGCGGCGCGCGTCCGGGGAATACTCGACGCGCGTCACGGGAGGTACGGCGTGGGGAGCAGGGCGGCGAGGGCGGCGGGGTCGGTGTCTTTTTCACTCTGCTCCAGTCTCTCATCTGGCGACCCCTCAGTCGCTGACGCGACAGCTCCCCTAGAAGGGGCGCCAAGGGGTGCGGCAGCAGCTTTGGAAGGGGCGCCAAGGGGGGCGGCAGCAGCTTCGGAAGGGGCGCCAAGGGAGGGGTCAACGGCCACGCCAAGCCCTTCGGCCATGTCCGGGCGGTAGCGCCGCGCGAAGGCCAGCGCCAGCGCCTTATACTTCTGCAGCTCGTCCAGCTTCTCGCGCAGTCCCATCGACGCCGTGATGCGCCCGATCAGCTCGTCGCGCCCGTCAAACTCCATCATCCGCAGGCAGCTCAGCGCCTCCTGCTCCTTGCCCTCATCGAAGATGCCCATGCGGTACAGCTCCATCGCCAGCTCGTTCTGGCTCAGGCGCGAATATGCGTTGCGCTTCTGGGCGCTCACCTTCACGTCGAACACCGGCAGCGCGGCTCCGAAGGGCTGCGGGCGCGGGCAGAGCCCGGCGTTGGAGAAGCGGATATACTCCTCCGCGCCGGCGCGCCCCGCGATGCGGAAGCTGCGCGGCAGGCCGTAGAACTGGCGGATCAGCTCGATGCACAGCTCGACGATCTGGGCGTAGGCGATGTAGGAGCTGCGGGTCGAATCGCGGCTGCCCTTGCCGCTGGCCTCCTGCAGGGCGGCGATGGCGCTCGCGGCGGTGACGCCGGAGCTGATGTTGCCGGTGGAGGTCTCGGTGTTGCCGCTGGTCTCGCGCAGCTCCTGTATGCTGGAGTTCAGCACGTCCATGTACACGCCGCTGAGGGGGCTGAAGCCAATCTGGCGCAGGCTGTCCTCGCCGAGATTGCCGCTGACGTGGACGAGGGAGCGGCCGAGGTCGGCGAACTCCTCCTCGTTGACGCTGCCGTCGATGCGCTGGAAGTAGCGCGGCGTTGCGCCGACAACGGTGTTTTTGATGATGGCGGAGCGCATGAGGTCGATGGCGGTCTGGTTGTTGTGGCAGAGGTCTACGAAGCCGTAGCCGCAGGGGCTGCCCTCGACGGGGAACAGGGGGTCGAGGACGAAGGGGTAGCGCCCGTGGGCGTAAAGGCCAATGGCGTTGGGGGCGATGGCGGAATCAACCTCGCAGGGGACGGCCTCTGTGCCGTCCCCTACGGTGGTGTCCCCTTCCCCCTCCTCCGTCGAGTACAGCACCGTGTCGCCGACGTATTTGACGTAGTGCAGCACGGTGCGGCCGGCGCGCTTGCGGCGGTAGTACGCCTCGACGACGGTGCTCTTGCCGTCGAGACTCACCGCGTCGTCGTAGAGGAAGCGCGTTGCGGTGAAGGGGTTGCCGCGCAGATGCCCGCGAAGCTGCGGGAACTCCTCCTCCAGCTCGTCGTTGTCCTCAAGGTGCGTGAAGAACACGAACTTACTGCGCTGGATGTCGGCGATGCCCGGCTCCCAGAAGAGGTTGAGGAGGTCGACGCGCTCGATCGAGATGTCGCCGAGGCCGCCGAGCTTGTCGGGGTCCCAGCCGACGCGGTAGGCGGCGGTGCCGGTCTTGAGCTTCTGCCACATCGCGTCCGACCACGTGCGCTCGAAGGCGTTTTGTTCGAGGATGCAGGGCACGACGGCGGAGAGCAGCTCGGCCTCGGCGCGGTCGTCGGGCTCGCGGGGGAGGATGACGGGTTCGGGGTAGGCCTCCATGGCGTCGGCGTGCTTGGAGACGATGACGTTGTGGAGCCAGCCACTGACGGCGCGGAAGTCGCCGGACGAGGCCGCGCCGGGGCGCTTGTCCTCCTCGAAGCGGTTGCGGAGCTTCCACCAGTTTTCGGCGGCGATGACGCGGCGTTCGAGGCTTTGTTTGCCGGCTTTGTATTTTTGCAGGACGGCGGTCAGCTCCTGCGGTGTGTATGACATTGGGTTCCTCCTTATGTGGGTTTTTTATCTTGGCTCCCCCTGACGGGGTAGCTTGGGGAGCGAGAGCGAGGGTTCTCGTCCACGCCCTTGGCGCCCCTTTTAGGTAGCGAAGCGGCGGCGCGGTAGTGAATGACATGCCGGTGGCATGTCAGAGCCGCGCCGTGACCGAGCCGCAGCGAGACGCTGTCGAGCGCAAGCGAGACTGAGGGGTCGCCGGGGTTATGGGAATGCCAATGGGGAAAAGAATGGTCTGCACTGCGTCCTGTCTTTTCTCTCCTGCACCGTGTCCGAGTCCGGAGACCCCTTTCCCCAGTGTGCGCACTGGGGACTTCCCCTAAGAGGGGCAGCGCCCTGCGGGGCGAGGGGACGCGCTCACTCCCCCCACTCCCCTCACCCCAGCGGGTTCCAGACCCGCGCGGGGGCGGGCAGCTCAATCCGCGGCGCGATCGGCCGCGACATGCACGCGTACCGCCACTCGTCCGCCACGTGGTCCTCCTGCTCGGTGTCCACGTCCTCCGGCCGCGCCGCCGAGAACCGCAGCAGCGGCACCGTGCGCAGAAACGCCGCGCAGCTATCGAACACATACATCCCCGGCAGCCCCTCCTCGTCGAACTGCAGGCGGTAGTGGCACTGCATCCAGCCCGGCACGCGGTGGTTGTCGCCCGGCAGGAAGTACAGCCCGTAGCGCGCCGCCGTCTCCGCGACGCTCTCGCCCCGGCTCGCGTCCCAGATGCTGGGGTCGGCCACGCCGTCGATGCTCCGCCCGCGAAGCCACGGGTGCTCACGCTCCATGCGCGCGATCTCGCGGAACTGCTCGTCCGGACTGAGCCGCAGTCCCTGATTCGGCTGTGCCGTGCATCCATAATATTCAAGAATTCTGTATAATCTTCCGTCGTAGTCCACCGCCCACCACGCGCAGGAAAACGGACGCCCGTAGCCGAAGTCGTAGCTTCGGAACACCGTCCAGCCGCGGCAGGCGGGGGCGGCGAGGTCGAAGGGTTCGATGACGTGGGTGAAGCGGCGCTGGCGGCGAAGCTCGTCGGAGTCGGCGGCGAAGCCGCGTCGGCGGGCAAGCTCAAGGTCGGGTGTGGGGCGGAAATCCTCGAAAAACTGGCCTTCGTAGATGTCCCAGTCGCCGTCGAGCCACGCGCGGCGAAGCTTGTCGGGCAGGGCTTGGAGACTGCGTAGGTAGTCGGGGTCGGAGGCCATGAGCGCGGCGTTGTCGGTCACGAGCGAGCGGATAAAGCTGTAATCCTCGGCGCGCTCGGCGCCGCGGTACTGGCGGTCGATGAACAGTCGCTTGACCCAGCCGTGGCCGACACCGCCGGGGTTCATCGTGCAGTAGATGCGCTTTGGATAATTATTCACTCCGCGCACGCAGGCGCGCAGGGCGTGCATCTGCGCCTCGGAGTGCTGAGTGGCCTCGTCGATGAAGAGCACGTCGACCTCGGTGCCCTGAAAGCGGGCGGCGTCCTTGTCGCAGTCGCAGTAGCGGAAGAGGATGCGGCTGCCGTTGGGGAATACGATGTGCTTTTTGGCGTCGTTGTAGGCGGCGATGCGCTCGGCGGGGTCGTCGTCGAGGCAGCGGAGCATGGCGCAGAGGGGCAGGATGTGGTTTTCCTGAAGCTCGGGGTAGGTGCGGCGGACGACCATGACCTTGATGCCGGGGTAGTTGAGGCACAGGAGCGCGGCCTTGACGCGCACGGCCCAGCTTTTGCCGCCGCCGCGCGCCCCGCCGTAGCCGATGAATTTGTGTTGGTCTGCGAGAAAAAGCAGTTGTTTTTCGTTAGGTTTTGGTATCAAAAGTTCAGACATGTGTGTTCTTCCCGTGGTGGTGTATGTGATGTGTGGGGGGCGCCCCTCTTAGGCAGCGAAGCGGCGCCCCGTCGCGCCAGTGTTCAACTCTTGCCGCGGAGCGGCGCCCCTCACTTCGCCGCGTCTGCGGCGTCGTCGTCGAACCGCACGGTCACGCCCGGCGACGCGCCGCCGCCAAGCTCACGCGTGAATGACGCCAGCTCCTTGAGCAGCGCAAGCGCATCCTTGATCTGACGCAGATCGCCGCGCCCGCCGCCGTTCTGGGCGGCCAGCACCGCGTGCAGCTCGGTCTCGGCCGCGTCCAGCGCCAGCTCCGCCGCCGCGGCAATGCGTTCTGTTATGTCCATGTGGGTTCCTCCTTGTGGAATGGTTTGTGGGGTATTATAAATCACGCCGTAGGGGACGGCACCCTCCCCCCTACCTTCCATTCTCCAGCTCATACTCCTCGGCATCTCCGAGGTCGGTGATTCCTCGCACGGCAAGCCGGCGCAGCACGCCGTAGACGTAGTCCCACTCGCCGGTGTGCCCCGCGGCCGCCGCGGCCTCGAACGCGTACATCAGCAGATCGCGCCGCTTCTCGTTTAGTCGGCGGTGATGCTCGCCGTCCTTGTACTCGTGGTCGACGATGCAGTTGAACACCCGTCCGTAGTCGGTCGGCCCCGGCGCGCGGCCCCAGATTCGCTCAAACAGCGAGTCGGCAAAGCGCCGTACGTTGGCCGCCAGTCCCGGTTCCTGACCGAACCAGCTTTCGGGTATCAGCCCGCGGCTGAGGAGGTAGTCCCCCGCCTCATCAAAATCATTGTCGCTTTCCGCCCGCGCGCCGCCACCATCACCACCAGAAAAAATTATATTGTCTTGTATCATCTGGTCTGCTATGGTCTTGTCTGATCTGTTCTGGTCTGCTGTGTTCTGCTCTATGTCACGACCGGACGCCGAGTCCGTGCCGACGTCGGCACGACGCCTGCCGCGCTGGTAGGAGCGGTCGCGTTCGCGGCGTTTTTCGAGGCGGCCGCCGAAATCGTCCCAGTCGTGGATGACGAGGTCGCCGTCGGCGGGGTCGAGGAAGCCGGAAGAAACCAGCGCTTCACGCAGCTCGGCGGCGCGGCGGGGCGAGAACTGGCAGATCTCGGCGAGCTGCCGGTCGGAGATGCGGCCGAGGGAGCCGCCGCGGGCGTTGTCGATCGCCCAGAGCCAGAGGAGCGCGAGGGTGCCGACCGCCTTTGCGGTGTCGATGCGGAGGGCTGATCTCAGGCTGTAAAGCTTGCGGTTTTGCACGAGCGACTGCTCAATCCTGATCCAAGCCATCGTCGTCGGCACCCGCGGTCAGCATCCAAGGCGGCCAGCCGGTGCGGAGCATCGCGGCGATGATCGGGTCGTCGGGAATCTGTTCCATGGGAATCTCCTTTCGCGTGATATGGGGGGTAATAAGGTTAAACAGAACTTGAGGGGGTAAAAAAATGGACTGCTCGCCCTGAATTGTCTTTTTCCTATCGGCATTGAACCACCTCTGGCGACCCCTCAGTCGCTTGCGCGGCAGCTCCCATAGCAGGGGCGCCAAGGGGGAAGTTTTGCCGCGTAGCGCTGCCCCGCTGCGCCAGTGTTGAATTCTTGCCGCGAAGCGCTGCCCCTACTAGGGGAAGTCCCCAGTGCGCACACTGGGGAAAGGGGTCTCCAGAGTTGAGTCTAGAGCAGATGGGAAAAGAAAGAGCCGACCTAAACAACCACTGTCATTCCGAGGAGCGAAGCGACGTGGGAATCCGTTCTCCTTGAAACAGCAGTGTTTCTTGCATGGCGTAAAAGAGACGCGGATTGCCACGGCCAGTTTGCGAACTGGCCTCGCAATGACAGTGGTGTTCTATACCCTGAATTGTCTTTTCCCCATTGGCACTAGCCCACCTCGGCGACCCCTCAGTCAGCTTGCGCGGTGCCAGCGTCTCGCTGCGGCTCGGTCACGGCGCGGCTCTGACATGCCACCGGCATGTCATTCACTACCGCGCCGCCGCTTCGCTACCTAAAAGGGGCGCCAAGGGGTGCGGAAAAGCCCCTCAAGTTCTGTTTAACCTTACGCGTATAATATACCACAAACCCACGCCACTGTCAAGCGGTATAACCGAACTTTCGCAAAATTTTCTTGACAAAGTTGCGGTTTAACTGTACATTATAAGCGTACCAATACGCAAATCCCCCGCAAGCTAACCCACGCTTATTATAATAATGTAGAAACTGAGGTGCGACGTGGACAACATCGTATACGACAAGAACATTTTCGCCGCGAATTTGCAGCGGCTGATGAAGCGCGACCGCGAGAAGCAGATCGACGTCGCGCGCCTGCTGGACGTCAGCAAATCGACCGTCTCGGCCTATTGCAGCGGCGCGCAGATGCCGCGCATGGACAAGCTGGAGCTGCTCGCGCGCCACTACGGCGTGACGATCGCGGCGCTGGTCGAGAGCGGCGAGCCCGCCCCCGCCGCGCAGGGCGCCGTCGTGCAGTTCCCGCCCTGCCCCGCGTCCGAGATCTATTACGGCCTCAACCGCCGCGGGCAGGCCGAGTACATCCGCTACGGCGAGTACCTGTCCGGGCAGCCGGAGTTCCGCGCGGAGCGCCCCGTGCGCTTCATCAAGCGCTACATCGTGCCCGCCGCCGCGGGCTACGCCAGCCCCATTGAGGGCGAGGACTACGAGCAGATCGAGTGCCCGGCGGACGCGCCCCTCTCTGCCGACTTCTGCATAAATATTCAAGGTGATAGCATGGAGCCGTATATTCACGACGGCGAGCTGGTGTACGTGAAGCGCGACGCGCCGCTGCACGAGTTTGACGTCGGCATCTTCTACGTGGACGGCGACGTGTACTGCAAGCAGTGGTGCCGCGATTACGCGGGCACGCTGCACCTGCTGTCGGCGAATCCGAAGCGGCAGGACGCGAATATCGAGCTTCGCGGCACGAGCGGACGCAGTGTGGTGTGCTTCGGGCGGGTGATCCTGCCGCACCGGCTGCCGAAGCCGAGCTATGTCTGA